TATCGCTGGATGGTTTGAAGACTATCCGCAGTACAATGTCTATTATGTTGACCACCAGAAGTGGGGCGAGAATAGTTTAACTTTCAAGAAGCAGAAGCATCCTGAGAAGTATGAAGAGAGCGCCCGAGACTTTAAAGACTTTGTTGAGGCCCTTGACGATGAACCCATTTACCTCTTTCTTTGCGGGGCTTCCTACGCCACGGCTGCTTCCCTTGCTTTCCGGCAAGCACTTGGAGACAGGGAAGTAAACCTTGTTTATGTTCAGCCCGATACCAGCATTCTAAACGCCACACGTCAGAAGCACGAGCGCGTAGTTTATCACGTCCTTCAAGAATACACACGGTCAGGACATTTTGAAAGAATGTATCTGTTCGATAACAATACTATTGAGGCCATTCTTGGTGAACTTCCTGTTATTGGTTACTGGGATCAGATCAACACTCTTGTTGCCTCAAGTATTCACATGATTAATGTTTATAATAATAACACTCCAATTGTCGGAGGTCTGGAAGACCCGCAAGAAACTTGTCGGATTTCTACAGTTGGAAACAAGAACATCGAGACAGGCGAAGAAAAACTGTTTTTTCCTCTTGACCAAGTTCGTGAATCATGCTATATTTATGCAGTAAGCGAGGAAAGGCTAAAGCAGTCCAACAACTTGTTGATGCAAGTCCGAGAGGAGTTGAAGACAAGGTTGGCTAAGGACCATAGTTTGTCTTTTGGAATCTTCCCTACCAGTTATGATAGGGATTTTGCGTATGTTATCAAACATACATCTTTCACACAACAGAGGCAAGAATAAATCTTCTTGCTTACTTTAGGGCTAAAAGTGCCCACAATTACCACAATAGGAGGCCATTATGGCTATTAATCTAGATAAGATGCGAGCGAAGCAGGCAACACTGGACGGCGATGGTCGGTCCAAGGAGAGCCCATTTTGGAAGCCACAGGACGGAGATCAGGACATTCGTATTATCTGTCCCGAAGATGGCGACCCCTTCAAGGAGATGCATTTCCACTACCTTGAAGTAAACGGAAAGCGTAAGACTGTTCTATGTCCAAAGCGTAACTTTGATGATGACTGTGCTATCTGCGAGTTTGCGTCATCACTTTGGCGAGACGGTGTTGCTTCCAACAACGACGAGATCAAGCAGAAGGCTAAGAGCATGTTCGTCAAGCAGCGTTACTTCTCACCAGTTCTCGTTCGTGGAGAGGAAGACAAGGGTATTCGTGCTTGGGGTTACGGTGTAACCGCATACAAGAAGCTTCTTGGTCTTGTTCTCAACCCAGAGTACGGCGACATCACCGATGTTGATGAGGGAACCGACCTGACCATTACTTACGGTAAGGTCGCAGGCAAGCGTTTCCCAGAGACCAACATCAACCCTCGTCGTCGTACCAGCATCCTATGTAACGATGCTGTCGGCGGACCACAGCGGTGTGTCGAACTTCTCAACAACATGCCCGATGTTTCCAAGCTCTTTGAGCGTGTTTCATCTCAGGACGCACAGAACATTCTTGATGAGGTTCTTGCGGACGAGAACACAGGAGCAGAGGAGATTCATTACAACAACACAGGTGCTACCGACGACATTGAGGCAGCATACTCACAGTTGATGAACAGTTGAGGACATTTTTTCGGGGCACTTCTTGTGCCCCGGAACTATTTAATGAGTGAAATCGGAGATAAGTATTATGGCTAGATTCAAGGCAATGATAGAAGATTGGAGGAGGCAAGGGCCCGATGGTCCATTGTTTTACATCGTGATTATTATTATTACTTTGTTGGCTGCAACACTCGCGACAATGGAAACAGGCGAGGCGTCAGAATACCCGATTGAAGTTATTACTGAGACCGGCACCCCGTACACGGGCCCGGACTTTAGCATTACGAGAAAACGGTTCCGTAATGCTTATCTTATAACAGAATAACCCAGAGAGAAAAATGCCCAAGAAGAAAAGTGCTCCCAAGGCAGGTCGTCTGTCTATGGCGGACATGCGTGCTCTTGTCAATAAGAAAGCAGGACAAGAGGTTGCTCATGATTTGAAAGAAAGTAACCCAACTGAGGTTACGCAGTGGATTCCAACTGGTTGTCGTTGGTTGGATTCTATTATTTGTCGCGGTCGTCTTGCTGGGCTACCAGTAGGAAAGGTTGTTGAGATTGCTGGCCTTGAGGGCACAGGTAAGTCTTATATGGCCGTTCAGTCTGCCGCAAACGCTCAGAAGATGGGAATGGATGTTATCTATTTTGACTCTGAGGCAGCGGTAGATCCGGGCTTCTTGGAAGCCTCAGGCTGCGACTTGGACAAGTTGCTTTATGTTCAGGCTACTTCGGTAGAGATGGTCTTTGAGACCATTGAAGAACTTTTGGCAACTAACGACAATCAAATGTTGTTTATTCTTGACTCTTTGGCGAATACACCGTGCGAAGCGGACTTGGAGACTGACTTCAATCCACAGCGTACAATGGCTATGAAGCCTCGTATTCTTTCAAAGGTCTTCCGTAAGATTACAACTCCACTTGCGAATAAGAACTGCACATTACTGATCTTGAATCAGTTGAAGACAAACATTACGTCTAACATCGCAGAAGCAATGGTCAATCCTTATTTCACTCCCGGTGGTAAGGGGCCTGCTTACGCCTATTCACTACGCATCTGGCTAACTGGCCGTAAGTCAAAGGCAAGTTTTATTCTTGACGACAGAGGTTTCCAGATTGGTTCAGAAGTAAAGGCCAAGATCAAGAAGTCACGCTTTGGCTCACTCCATCGCGAATGTACTTACAAGATCCTTTGGGCTGGCGGAGAAGCCAAGATTATGGACGAGGATAGTTGGTTTACAGCCATCAAGCATTCAGACCACCTAAACCAGAGAGGGGCTTGGTATAGTATCAACTTTGCCGATGGAACTGAGAAGAAGTTCCAAGCCACAAACTGGCCTGAAATGCTAAAAGACGAGAAGTTCAGACAGCGTGTCTTCGAGATTATGGATGAAGAAGTAATCTTAAAGTTCGAGAGACAAGAAGGGGACGCTTCAAGCTTCTTTGATATTGATGGTGATAAGACCCTTTCAGAAGAGTAGACATTTACTTGACATTTGAACCATAGACTATGAGCCCTCCTTGTGCTATTATAATAATGCAAGGAGGGTTTTATGTCGCGACGCAATCGCAGGTTTTTAGAGATTGCCGCAAAGGTCGCAGATGAAAGCACTTCGCCCGACTATCGTCACGGAGCAGTATTGGTTAAGGGTGGAAGCGTTATTAGCACTTCCTGTAACAACCTCCGTCTTGTAAACTGGGCAAATCGCTTTCGCACTCACGACTGTGGCCACGCAACACAGCACGCCGAACTTGGTTGTCTACTTGGTGTGGACAAAGCAGTTAGTAAAAATGCAGTGGTCTATGTTGCTCGTATCGGACGTTCAGGCGACTTTCGGCTTTCAAAGCCGTGTCCTATGTGTATGACTATTATGAAGCACATGGGAATCAAAAAGGTTGTCTACACTATTGATAACGAGCACCACGCCACTATCAACTTGAAACAAAGTAACGATGACTACCGTTACAAAGCCCGTCAGCAAACTTGGAGGTTAAATGACTGAGCGTATTGTTATTATTGATGCCCTGAACATGTATCTCAGGAACTACATCATCAACCCCAGTATTTCAACAAACGGAAATCCCGTTGGCGGACTGGTAGGAACCCTTGGCTCCCTACGAAAGACCATTCGTGAGACCAAGGCCACAAGCGTTGTTCTTTGTTGGGACGGCCCCGGAGGCTCCCTACGGCGTCGTGCGGTCATCAAGGAGTACAAGGAAGGCCGCAAGCCCCTGCGTAAGAACTACGAGATTGAAGGAATGGACAAGCAGTCCGAGAAGGAAAACCAGATTTGGCAGCAGGCCCTTCTTATGGAGGTTTTGAACAACACTCCTATTCTTCAACTAATGCTACCGGGAGTAGAGGCAGACGATGTTATTTCTTACATTTCTAATCATCCGAAGTTTAAAGGCCATCAGAAAGTAATCGTATCTTCGGACAAGGACTTTATTCAGCTTCTTGATAATGAAACAGTTCTTCTTCGCCCCATTCAGAAGAAGATCCTAAACAAGGTAAATGTTCTTGAAGAGTTCGGCATTACCCCAGACAACTTTGCTTTGGCCCGTGCTATCGCAGGCGACAAGTCCGACAACCTTGTTGGCGTTCCTCGTGCTGGTCTCAAGACTATTGCAAAGCGGCTGCCGTTTATGGCTGAGCCTATGTCTTTTGGTCTTGATCACTTGGAGCAGTATTGCAAGGAGAACATTGAAGGTCCTAAGTTTTATAGTTCTGTCGTAGAGAACATTGAACTTGTTCGGAACAACTACAAGGTAATGAACCTGAATCCTCCGAGCATTTCAGTTCAAGGTCGGGATAAGATTGACTGGGCTATTGATGAGTTTGATCATTCTTTCAACCTTACAGAGTTGAAGAAACTTTCCGTTCAGAATGGTTTTGCAAGCTTTGACTGGTCGGGTCTAACTGCACTTTTGCAGAGAATCACGGAATTCCATAAAACAACTTGACCTGAGACCCGAGATACGATAGAATAAGATACCAAAAAGGAAAGGCGATGAATCAAAAGGCTTCATTCTCAAAATACGGAAAATCGTTCCAAGAAGACCTTTGTCACTTGATTCTGAATGATCGCCCATTTGCTGACCGCATCTTTGAGGTCTTGGACGTAAACTTCCTAGAACTCAAATATCTTCGCGTGTTTGTTGATATGATTAGAAATCATAAAGAGAGATACAAGATCCATCCCAACTATAAGGTAATGATTAGCATTATCAAGTCTGGGCTGGGGGAAGAAAACGATGCCGTCAAAAAGCAAGTGGTTGATTATGCAGCACGCATTATGGCGAAGCCAAGTATTGATAACTCAGAGTTTATCAAGGATACTTCACTAGACTTCTGTCGCAAGCAGAAGTTGAAGGAAGCGATGATCAAGTCAGCAAGACTTATTAACGAGTCTTCGTTTGACGAGATCACAACTCTCATTTCAGAGGCAATCAAGTTGGGTAGTTCCAATGACTTTGGTCACGACTATCTTGCTGACTTTGAGAAGAGATACGAACTCAAAACCAGAAGTCCGGTTACAACCAACTGGGCAGAAGTTGACCGTATTACAGGCGGCGGCTTGGGTTCAAGTGAGTTGGGTGTTGTTGTTGCTCCAACAGGGGCAGGAAAGTCAATGGTGCTCGCACATCTTGGAGCGACAGCAGTCAAGGCTGGCAAGACAGTAGTACATTATACTCTTGAGCTTGCCGACACTGTTGTCGGACAGAGATATGATAGTTGTATTACAGGCGTCAAACTCAACGAACTTTTCCAATACAAAGATCTAATTAAAGATACCGTTGAAAACATTGATGGCACTCTTATCGTAAAAGAGTATCCCACCAAGACAGCATCGGTAGAGACTCTTCGTAACCACATCGAAAGATTGATTGCGAGAGACTTGAAACCAGATTTGGTTATCGTAGATTACGGCGATCTCTTAAAACCTGTAAACAAGAACAGAGAGAAAAGAGTAGAGTTGGAATCTATTTATGAAGGGCTGCGTTCCCTCGCACAGCAATTCAAATGTCCAGTTTGGACAGCCTCACAGACAAATAGGTCAGGACTAAATGCAGAAGTTATCACGATGGAATCAATCTCAGAGGCATTCTCTAAGTGTTTCGTCGCGGACTTTATCTTTACCGTATCACGAACTATCGAAGATAAGCAGAATGATGCAGGAAGGATTTTTGTTGCCAAGAATAGATTTGGACCTGACGGGCTTGTCTTTCCCCTAGAAATGAGGACTTCCAATGTCTTCATAGACGTTAAGCCTATGCAGACATTGACGAGTAGTGGTCAAGTTATGAGCAATCTAACTTCCTCTACCCAATCTGATATTCTCAAAGAGAAGTATAAGAAATTTAGACAGCAGAAAAAAGATAAAAAGCAAAACGGAGAAGTATAATGGAAATCGCATCAAAAATCCTTTCTGACATTACAGTTCACATGAAGTATGCTCGTTACGACGGTGAGAAGTTCCGTCGCGAGACCTTTCAAGAAATCGTAGACCGTAATGTTGCAATGCACGTCAAGAAGCACCCAACTATGAAAGACGAGATTGAGGCTGCTTATAAGTTTGTTTATGACCGTAAGGTTCTACCTTCTATGCGTTCAATGCAGTTTGGCGGCAAGCCTATTGAGGTCGCACCTAACCGTATCTATAACTGTGCTTACATGCCTATTGACGACCTGCGTTCATTCGCAGAGGCCATGTTCCTTCTCCTTGGTGGAACAGGTGTCGGCTACTCAGTTCAGCGACACCACGTTGAAAAGCTTCCACCCATCAATCGACCAAAGACTAAGCGAACCCGTCGTTTCCTTGTCGCAGACTCTATTGAAGGTTGGGCCGATGCTGTAAAGGCTCTTCTCTATTCTTACTTCAAGGGAATGTCTAAGCTTCGTTTTGACTTCTCCGACATTCGTCCAAAGGGTGCTCGCCTCGTTACTTCTGGCGGAAAAGCTCCCGGCCCACAGCCACTCAAGGAGTGTTTGCTCAAGGTTGAAGGTATTCTTGCGACCAAAGAAGATGGCGACAGTCTAACTCCTATTGAATGTCACGACATTATGTGTCACATCGCTGACGCCGTTCTTGCTGGCGGTATTCGTCGTGCTGCTCTTATCTCACTCTTCTCCGCAGACGATGAGGAAATGATTTCTTGTAAGTCTGGAAACTGGTGGGAGACCGACCCTCAGCGTGGTCGTGCTAACAACTCTGCTGTTCTTCTCCGTCATCGTATTGATGAGGAGTATTTCAACAACCTTTGGGAGCGTATTCGTGCTTCTGGTGCTGGCGAGCCCGGTATTTACCTTTCACACGACAAGGACTGGGGAACCAACCCTTGCTGTGAGATTGCCCTCCGGCCTTACCAGTTCTGTAATCTAACCGAGGTAAATGTAAACGACATTGTATCTCAGGAGGACTACGAGGCTCGTGTTCGTGCGGCAGCCTTCATTGGAACGCTTCAAGCTTCCTACTCCGACTTCCACTACCTTCGTCCTGTTTGGCAGCGAAACACAGAGAAGGACGCTCTTATCGGCGTTTCTATGACTGGTATTGCTTCCGGCAAGGTTCTCGGACTGGACATGGAAGCAGGTGCGGACATTGTAAAGGAGGAGAACAAGCGTGTTGCTGAACTTCTCGGCATCAATGCCGCTGCTCGCACAACTTGCGTCAAGCCAGCAGGCACAACTTCTCTAACGCTTGGAACCTCCTCAGGTATTCACGCTTGGCACAACGACTACTACATTCGTCG